AGCACTCTTACCTGAGCTTATAGAGCGGACTGTTTCAGACCCTTGAGTTACTGAAGCTCTTTCGAAAGAAGTTAAAACTTCCCCCGCAAAAACTTTCAGAAACAGAGCGTCTTCAGTACCACTGGCGTTGACTAAACCGACAGATACTGGTGAAGCATTTGCCATAATAAAATCTCCTGTGATTTAAAGTTAATTGTTTATAAAAGCCTCTAAGATTCACTCCAAGATTGTCTTCCGCAGAAGGTCAAGTTACTACTACTTGTCGGCAACAGCCACCTAAAAAGGTCGCACTGTTACGTTTATAAATTAGGACTATTTTCTATTTTTTTCTTTACTTCGGATTGATATGCTGGGTCTTTCTCATACCTAGCATCTTTCATAGCCTCAGTCACTTGAGCCCAAGACTCAAAACCTTTCCCACCTGTACCTGTGGCTTTACCTGATAACAGTTTAGGGTCACTCCCTTCATTAGCATCATGTCTAGCTTTAAGTCCTGTGACTGCCAGCTTAACTGTTTCTAAATTACCGCTATTTACAGCACTGTTGTAAGCATCAATTTCGGCATCTGATAAATTATCCTTAGCCCATCCAGTGATAGCTTCATAGCCTTCAGCACCACCAGCTATTGCTTTGACTTCACCTGACTGCTTATCAGCTACGGCTTGTTGTCCAGCAATAAATTGGTCTACATATTCTTTGCTTATACCTGATTTTTCTAAGGCATCATAAGACTCTTGAGCTAACTCACCATTCTCAGCATACTCAGCATTCAGTGCACCCATGTCTAGACCAGCAGCTTGAGTAGCTTTCTCAGCTATCTCTAAGTTGTTCTCGTCAGCTTTAGGTTCAGCTGTGGATTCTTCTTTAGGTTGCCCTAATTTAGATTCTAATTCATTATAGCTTTTAGCCATATCTTCTACTGAATTAAATTTCTCAGGTAAACCTTCAGGTCTCTCTGTTTTTAATACAGGTTCTGAAACCTCTGCTGTTGTTTCTTCTGTTTTAATTTCTACTTGTTCTACCATTTTGTCTTCTCCATTTCATTATTCATTCGGGTTGTGGTTTAGTCATATTACCAGCAACTTGGGGTACAGCACTAGCTGCCATGTCCATCATTTGTTGTTGCTGCATTTGTTGCTGTTGAGCTTCTTGTTCTTCAGCTAGTTGTTCTTGTGTCTTCATGAGACCTTCAGTGTCTATACCTAAGCTGGTAGCAACACGAGTAAGTAGGTCACTAGTGTTTAATGACTGTACTACTTCAGGACTTATTTGAGCTAGATTACCTATCTCAGCTACAAATTCTCTTAGCTTCTGCAAGTCATTACCACGTCCCAGTGCTTCAACACCAGTGACAATAGTAGGCTTAACAGAGTTCTTAGGAAGTGTTGGTATCTCTTTAGAGTCTGACATACGCTTCATAAGTACTTGTACTAAAGGCAGTTGAAACTCTTGTGATAGTAATGAGTATATACCACCCATAGCCATCTCAAGTTGTTCTGCCATGTAGCGGATTTCCTGTGCTGTAACACGTTCTGCGTTACGTTGAATCGCTGAGTTAAGTAAGAATGCATATGCTAATCTATCTTCTAAACGACCAATAGCTCTCTCTACAATTTGCAAATCATATTGCTTATCTGATTGTAAAACACTCACGTCGTCTGCTGACCCAGTTATAATGTCTCCATTTCTAGTTTGTGCTAAATCTTTCTTACGTGTGACAGCATTAGGTCTAACCATAAAGACTATCTTACTGGCTGCGGCTGCTGATTCTACTAATGCTTGTGATAAACCTTCTAATGATTTTAAGTCACCTAAAAATTCTTCTACATAACCACGTCCATAGTCTTCACCATCTACTCTGACCATGCGTAAACATTGGTAGGGCATGTTGTCTATTGGATATGTGCCTATTGACTCAGGTAGTTTAATACCATTGACTTCTTGGCATACATAGTATTTCTTCTCATCTAATTTGTAGACATGTGTGTATAATTCACACTCATCATCAGCTTTATAATCAGGTTCTTTACCTAATTGCATCCTAGTTTCTTCATCTAGAGCAACAGGGCTAACTGATTCTTTAATAATAACTTCTAATAATGTGCCCTCTTCATCTCTTCTACACACATATTGTGTGATACCAAAGACTCTCATATTACCTTTTTTAGGTAGATAAGTTAGGACATTACCACCTACGATAAGGTGCTTGAGTGCCTCAAAGACAGATACTCTTAAAGCTAACTGTTCAATCTTGTTGTGTACTTCACGTTCTATTTTACCTAGAGATTTCTCTACTTCACTTTGTAATTCTTTCTGTTTTTCTAGCTCCTCTTTAGATGCACCACTAAGTGATAGCCTAAAGAATGGGGCATTAGGTGGAAGTAATAGTAATAGAAGTTTAGATGCTAGGTTGTTGACACCTCGTGCACCTACTGATTGGAATGGGGTATATAACTCTGAGCTAGACTCAAAGCCGTCGTCGGGGATTAATGAAGGGATTGTAATTTCGGAACACTCACGGGCTCTATCTAGATAGTGCTGTCTGTTCTCTGTTAATTTATTGTATCGTTCTTTAGCTGTGGTGTTGTTGTGCATATTATATATCATTAAGAAATATTAAGACCTGAGCCACTTGTAGGGATGTTTAATCCTGACCCTGTTTGTAGTGATTTAGTTCCACGTCTTTTAACTCTCTTAGCTTTCTCGTCTTCAGACTCTTTATCAATAGAAGTCTTAACTGTAGGAGCTAAGTCATCACCAGCTGGTGAAGCTATTGGAGCGGGGGCGGGTGCTGGAGCTGGTGCTGACACCTTTGGGCTTCCCATACACATATGTTTTCTCCTGTTATTTGTAAATGTTTAATCCAGTATTAGAGTTGTCGTAGCTTTTACGTGTTCTATCACCTCTTTTTCTATCTCTTCCATAAGCTTCTCTCTTATCTTTTTCTATGGTGAGATTCTCTTCATTCACTCTATTCTTATCTTTCTCAGCATTTCTTCTGTCTGCATTACGGAGTGTCTGTCCAACAGGTGTAGAGTCTTTGTACATTCTTTTCATTTCATCACCTTTGGTGAATAACATTCCACACATATTAGCTCCTGTATATTGATAAGCCAGTGTTTGACTTGTTTAATGGGTTAGTACCACTCATGGTTGTGTCACTTGAAGAGCTTTTGGTTTTACTCTTAATACGTTTAGTACCACTAGCTGGTGCTTTATCATCTTCAAGGTCAGCTTGTGATATCTCTAAGTCTTTAGTCTCAGATATAGGAAAAAGCTCATTAGGATTCTTTTTATCCCATGCTGCTTTTAAAGGCTTTCCTCTTCCACTACACATATTACTTATCTCTCTCTATTAATTCATTTAAGAACCTGACAACATCACGTTGTCCAGCTTTGAAATACATATCTTTCACCTCATCAGAGATGTTGGGAGAGGACTCAGGGTATATCTCATTCAATAACTTTACTAATTGCTTAGATGTATTGGGGAGCTTTACCTCTTGGTCTTCGTCTGTTCCTACTATATCATTTATAAACATATATTTATCCTTCTAAAACGGGTACTTTAAGTCCACAGTGTACCAGTAACTGTTCCTTTATTATACTCTGTTGCTCTATTCTCAAAGAAGTTAGCGTGTTCGACACCATTTAATACCCAGTCTAGCCACTCTAATGGGTTATCTTTTACTTTGTAATTAGGTTTCAATGACAGCTGGAGTAACCTACGGTCAGCAATGTATCTAATGTATTGCTTAACTTGCTTAGGTTCTAGCCCACGTATACCACCTTGCTCAAATGCTAGGTCGATAAACTTATCCTCTAGCTCAACCATGTCTCTACACTGTTGGTAGATACTAGCTTTAAATTTTTCTGTCCAAATCTCAGGGTTCTCTTTAACCATTTCCTTGAAGAGTTTAATCATACTTTCTACATGGTGGGTCTCATCTCTGATTGACCATGTAACTATCTGACACATGCCCTTCATACGTCCAAAGCGTTGGAAGTTAAGGAGCATAACAAAGGAAGCAAACAGTTGTAGTCCCTCACCAAATGCTGAGAAACAAGCAATGTCTCTAGCTAATCCTTCAGTCCCTTTACCTTTATCTTTGAACAGATACTTATGTTTATCTGCCATTGCTTTGTATTCTTGGAATGCTTTAAACTCTGACTCAGGAATACCTAACGTATCATTAAGCATAGAATAACTATGAGCATGATTAGCTTCACTAGCTGCAAAGGAAGTGAGCATCATCCTTACTTCAGGGGATTTAAACTTAGGCATATACTTATCTAGGTAAGCCTTAGCTATATCAACATCTCCTTGTGTAAAGAATTTTAATATCTGATTGATAAGGTTCTTCTCTGCTGGTTCTAATCTTTCATTCCAATCTCTTACATCTTCATGTAGGGATACTTCAGAAGGTAGCCAGTGCATCTTCTGTTGCATCTCATAGGATTCAAATGCCCATGAGTAGTCGAATGGTTTATAGTATGTACGGTCTTTAAATAAGTTTCTCATTATCCCTCGCATGATAGACATTCCGCTTCGGGAATGATTGTTCGTTCTACTTTCTGTGATACTAGTTCAGCCCGCTTGATAGCTTCAGACCTACAATAGTAAAGTGTTTTAAGTTTTCTTTTCCAAGCCAACATGTGTATGTCGTGGAGTTCCTTGATGTGTACATCAGCTGGAACAAATACATTAACAGATTGAGACTGACAAATAAACTGTTGTCTATCTGCTGCGTGCTCTACTATCCACTGCTGGTTTATTTCTATAGCTGTTTTATATATATCTTTTTCATATGCTGACAAACCCTTAAGTAATAGTACTGAGCCTCTGTTAGCTAGTATATGTTTCCATGTTTCCTCAGTGTTCATCTCTTTAGATTCTAATAGTTTCTCTAAGTGTTTGTTCTTAACTAAGAATGAACCTGACATAGTTTTCTGTACATAGGCATTAGCCCTGAAAGGTTCTATTGATGGTGAAGTTGTACCACATATAATTGAGCTAGAAGCATTAGGGGCTACAGCTAATAGGTGTGCATTACGCATACCAGTCCCTTCCATGTCAGGGGCTTCACCTTTCTTAACAGCCAAACGTTTTGATTCCATCACAGCTTGTTCTTTAATATGTTTAAACATCTGTAAGTTTTTAGACTTAGCTAAAGCAGATTCAAAAGGTATGTTGTTTGCCTGTAAGTAAGAATGAAAACCCATAGCACCCAACCCAAGACTGCGTTCATTGACAGCGGAGAATTTAGCCCTGTATAAAGTGTCGGGTGCATGGTCGATAAAATGTTGTAACACATTATCTAGGAAATGTATCAAGTCAGGAATAAACATCCTGTCCTGTTTCCATTCGTCGTACTTCTCAAGGTTAACACTAGACAGACAACACACTGCTGTGCGGTTCTCATCTGTTGGGAGTGTTATCTCTGAGCATAGGTTAGAGTGATGGACTGTTAGTCCTAAATCTTTTTGAGATTGTGGGAGACTTTCATTAACTGTATCACCAAACATTATGTATGGCTCACCTGTAGCTACTCTGTTCTCCAATATTTTCTGCCATAATTCTCTAGCAGATACTACCCGTACTATCTTATTAGTGTGTGGGTCTATCAAGTTCCAGCTATCATCAAAGGTAGGTTCTTTAATACAATTTTCTATGAGAGTCATAAAGTTATTAGACAGATTAACTGCATGATGTAAGTTCAAACATTTACGGTGAACATCTCCACCACTAGGTTTACGCATATCTAAAAACTCTAGTATCTCAGGATGGCTTACGTCCATGTAAGCGGCATAGCTGCCCCTTCTAGTCTTTCCTTGAGAGAAGGCTAACATCTCTGAGTCTACTACATGTAAGAATGGTATAGAGCCTGAGCTTTGTGACCCATGACTAGTAGCTGTACCATCTGACCTGACTGCTCCCCAATACCCACCAATGCCACCACCAACAGACGCCAGCCAAGCATTTTCTGAATAGTGTCCAGTCAAACCTTCACGGCTATCAGGCACATAGTTCAAGAAACAGGATATAGGCATGCCTCTGTCAGTCCCACCATTGGTAAGTATGGGTGTAGCATACATGAACCAAAGCTTAGATGAATAATTATATATCCGTTCTGCCATTTCGTCATTGTCCGAGAAAGCTTTAGCTGCTCTCATAAATGCTTCTTGTGGAGAAGTCTCTTCAGGTAATAAGTACCTATCATGTAAGGTAGTCTTACCGAATGATGTTAACAATTCATCTCTACTCAAGTCTATCATGTATACTCCTTATGAAATTATTTGTAGTGGGTCAACGTGAACCACTGCTCTCTTCTTGTCTCTACATTCTTTCTTTACATCTGCAATAAGAATGTCAATGTACTGTTTAGCTTTATTTAAATCTTCAATTTGTCCAGCCACTGTTTCATGTTTGAAACGCCAGCGGCACAAATATTTAATAGAGTTAGCCTCACAATATGGTATCTTATTCTCCACAATAAAAGTGACGGGTTCAATTTTAAACCTTGAATAATGTTTCGGATTGATTGCATTTTTCTTTACCTTTTTATTTGCCATAGTTTTACTTCTCCTTTCTTTTTGTTGTAGTCAGTTGCTCTAAGTATCTTGGCAACACGAGCTTGCTGTAAAGCTTCCTTCTCTGTGTATCCTTTCTTCTCATAAGCTTCAACTACTTTGTTCCACAAAATCCTCAGTGGAACAGTTGTCTTATCACCTAGTATTTTCTCGGCAGTCTTAATACCTACACTAGGTAAACCTGTATAACCATCAACAGAATCACCCATCAACACTTGCAACATAAACCAGTAGTCAGCTGCGGGTCTACTTATCCTGACAATGTTCTCTCCGTCAAGACATATCAATGATGGTATCTGTTTAAAGTCTTTATCTATAGATACTATAACGGGGTCTTTATCATAATGGTTGTCGGCGGTTGTAGCTAGTATGCCTAACACATCATCAGCTTCTAACCCATCCCACATAATACCTTTATGATTATCCATAACGTGTTGTCTTAACACAGGTAGTATCATAGGTTTACGTACACCCTTACGGTTAGATTTGTAACTGGGTAGTACATCTTTCCTAAAGTTATTGGGTGATGTCAATGCTATCTTATAAGGCTTACATCTTAAATCTCTTTGTAGTTTTTTAATAGCCTCATCAACAGCAGCGATAGCTTTATCTTCATACACATGTAGAGTCCAAAGGTTTTCATCCCACTTGATAGCTTGCTCTTCTTGGAGTGCAACCTTATAAATAATGATGTCACCATCTATGAGTAACTCTCTCTTCTTACTATAATTTTTCATGTTCTCTTTCATTAATGTGTCTCGCTCCAGTTGTTTCCAATTTTAAATTCACCAGTAAGAGGGATACGTAAGTTTAATTCCTTACCTACATTTGTGATAGCTTCAACAGCTTTATCACCTATGATGTCAGCCCACTCTGCATTCACTTGCACTTGTATCTCATCATGTACCCACACTACTTGCTGAACATCTGTGTAAGGTTTAATTAATCTATCAAATTCAACTAACCATTTCTTACATACGATAGCACCAGCTGATTGTAGTAGGGTATTCAATGCACTATGTGGAGACCTAACTTTTATCTGTCTACCATCTATACCTTTAAGATAACCCTTAGCAGATGTACTCTGTACTTGTTCAATAAGTTTATTAAGAGCGGGTAAATTATTTAAGAATCTCTTTTTAACTTGACCAGCTTCTTTAACAGTCTTACCTGTTACTTCAGCTATCTTCTTAACACCACCACCATATAAGAAACAATAGTAGAAACGTTTAGCTAAGTCTCTTGAATCAAGACCAGCTAATGTTTGTGTCTCTGTATGTATGTCACCTTCAAGTACTACCTTAGTGTACTCACCGTCATCAAACCTAGCCATGTAATGAGCTAACATTCTGACTTCTAATCCTGATACATCTATACCTACAAGCTTCTTACCTGTGGGTACAGTGAATAACTCTCTGCATTCCTTACCATAAGGGGCATGTATGCTAGGCACTTGAGCTAGGTTAGGGTAAGCATGACTTGCTCTAGCTGTTACGGTTGAGTTGGTATTACATGTACCGTGTAGTTTACCGTTAGTCTCTAGCTTAAGCCATGCCTGATTACCAGTAGCAAGTTGAGCAATCCGTTTATCTAAAAGGAAATGCTCGGCTAATAGTTTAGCAGCTGGGTAATTCAACTTACTTAATACTACATCATCTACCTTTGGTTTACCATCAGGTGTAAATTCTTTAGGCTTCCAACCATAAACATCTTTAAATCTTTCAGCAACATGTTGTCTGCTGGATGGATTAAATGTGACTGTCTCTTTCTTAATAAAAACTTCACCTTTAACATACCCTCTAGACTTGTTGTTTACTTTAGGTGTGAATGGTGTCTCTTTAATTATAGGCTGGAAGAGTTCTTGTAACTCATCTTCTATTTCAAATCTTCTAGCATTTAGTGTAGAGAATAATTTAGTAGCTTTGTTTAAATCAAACATAAAGCCATGCTGTTCTTGTCTAAATATTATACTAGCAACTTCATGTTCTAAATCCATAGCTGCTTGTGAGTAACCCTTCTTTTCTATAGCGTTGTATAACCCTGAGTTAACTAGCACATCTTGCTTACAGTATGCTAACATCTCAGCTGTAAACTCTGACCAATCAGTTTCTATGTGTGCCTTGTATGTACCAATGCGGTGTCCCCACGATTCAAGACTGTGGCGACCTATTAGTTTAGGCGGAAAATCTTTTCTTTTAAAGTCTGAGTCTCTTATGTCAGGGAATAATAATCTAGTAGCTATGATAGTATCAAATGCTTTTCCTCTAGGTTTAAAGTTATAAAACTTTTTTAAGACTGGAATATCAAACTTGATTATATTGTGTCCCACTATTAAATCAGCCTTAGTTAATTTCTTAACGGCAGCTTCATTGCTCAGGTGTAGTAACTCTCCTTTATCTATGTCATACATCACAATGCAATGTACTTTGGTAGCGTCTGTCAGTAGACCGTCGGTCTCAATGTCAAATATGTACCTCTTCATTATTTCTCCATTTTAATTTTGCGTTTCTTTTTTAAATAATTTTCCCATGTATCTTTTAGTCTGCACTCATGTGTATCCACATTTACATACAGTATCCTTACACCTAATTCTTTTGCTCTAGCACCCACAATACGGGAACATTCCCATCCACTCTTTCGGTAGTAAGCTACCTTAAAGTCTATAAGAATTTTCTTCCCAGTTTTTTGATGAACAGCAACAGCATCTATACATCCATGCGGTGCTACATTTCTGAATACCCAATAGCCTTGCTTGACTAACCACGCACAGCCAATGAGCTCACCGTAGTGACCCTTATCATTTTTATTCATAGTTTTATTTTGATAATCTTTTGTATTACACAAGTAGGTATGATTGTTGAGCTGCCCACTTCATTTACTTTACCATCTGAGTCTACATTGAAGTCACTAACTAAACGTGTGACCTTCCTATCTCTCTTAATAAGCCACCCACTGGATATGCAGACAGGTAAGTAATCACTGGTGACATCCTCTACACTACGCCATCCAGCGTCTGACTCTATGTCTACCCAGTAGACCATAACAAATTCATATTTGAATATGCCTAGCTTGGGTAAGTGTTTAGTTTTCATTAATGAAGGTTGTGTCTTACTACTTCTATTTGCAAGGCACGCTCATCTCCCTCAGCCACAAGCTTATCAAGTGCTAGATTTAACAAGTCTTCTCCATCATCAGTAGCTATTGAAATTTTTATCAGTCTCCTAGTAGAAGCTGTTTCTGCTAATGCGGATATTAATATACTTGACCAGTTAACATAATCATATTTAAAAGTCATTGTGGATATCATCCTTTGTCTCCTGTAAACATCCTGTTTCTAAATCATAATGTAAAGTACAGGCTAATCCTGTCTCTCCACTAAACCTATTCTTCAACACGTTCACACGAGCAATGTTACCTTCTGATTGTAAATCTCTTGACATACTTATAATCATATCAGATAACTGTCCGATTGACGCACTCCCTCTTAAACTATTCATGGATACAGCCACACCATCCTCATAACCTTTGTTTCCTTCAGGTCTCTTCAAGTGTGATACAAGTATCAAGCCTATGCCTGTCTCTTCCACTAATGTCCTAAGTTTAGATACTGTGTAATCAATAAGCTTACGCTCATCATTTGTAGTCTCATCCCCAATAGCTGATAGTGCCATATGTAGATGGTCTAAGATTACAAAGTCTACCTCACATCCTTTAGCTAAGTATCTTATCTTAGCCAATAGATTATCACTAGCTGTTGAGCCAAAGTGATTGTATAAATAAAAGTCTCCATTGCCTACGGTAGAGTCAAAGACTTTTTTCATTTCAGAATCTTTGACTCCTTCCCTTGTCAGGTGTAACGGCTTGCCCATCTCAATACCCATTATGCCAAGAACACTACGCTTGACATTCTCTTCAAGAGCTAGATAACCTACCGAATATTTTTCTTTCAATAAGTGAAGGGCTAAGTGACGGCAAAAAGAGGATTTCCCAACGCCACTACCAGCTGTTAT